TGTTTGTCAGATATAGGTTATCCAACATTTGACGAGTGATAGTCGTTTTAATTAACTGTAAGTCTGTTGTTCTGTCAGCAAGTGAATTGCCAAAGAACTTGTGCGGAATTGGAATCGGACAGATTGAATGGAATGGCACATAGTCCACTTCCTCAACCATTTCCTTACCATTCTCGTCCTCAAGAATCTCGTTTGAGGCATAGAACGCTTGAACGAGTGAAGCAATACCTTTGCCCTCTATATCAGTTTTTACATAGCACTCAAAGACCTCAATCTCTTGCATGGATGGGTCATCGGTCTGAACTTGGTAAGGCTGCTCACCGGCAGAGAATCGAACCACACGCTCTGGAGTGTAGGCAAGAGCATCACCCATTGCCAAACCTTCAACTTGCTTCTTATTGAATCCCATAGCAATCAAAGTGCTACGAGTCATCATTTGACGATGGGCTACAAATGGGCTATCAGCAATAGTACGAGCATTTTTGCTAATCAAGAACTCCTCTGGTGGGACATTCTCAATCGTTACCTTGCCTGATTTCTTTTTCTTTTGAACAACAACATTGTGGATAGCACTCAGTACTGGCTGACCCATCTGGTCAACTACTGGCTGTCCCATTGGGTCAAAGATAGGGAATTCTGTCGTATCTTGCTCAACGATTTCCATGCTCTCATCGCTCATCAGCATAGCTAACTCGTCCTCAGACAAGTTAAAGTAACGCTCTTTAGTGATGTCCTCTTTATCTTCCCAATAGGCTTTTACGATGCCATTCTTCTGTAGCAAAGCATCTTTAAACCAATCGTGCAGAATGGCTACACCTTCGTTGTCTCGGTTAAAAACCCAGTTACAGTAGTCGGTAGCTTGCTTGGCAGACGCTTCGTCTTGTGGTCCTTGTGGCTCAAAAACCACGATATTGTCTGAGCCTGTAAAGATACGGACTAGGCTAGGCAATGCGCCATCAATGGCTTCAGCCACCTCACCAGTAACGATCTGAGACTTGCCTTCTACCTCATTCCCGTAAGGTTGCCTTAAGTAAGCCTGTAGAGCCTGTTTCCGTTGATCTACAGTCTCACTCTCAATAAATCCGATAGAATCGTCAATCTCTGCCTGAAGTATCGACTTCAACTCGTTCTGTGCCATGTTTGTCCTTTGGAGGGCGACCCATTCGGGGTTTGTCCGATTTTAACTCTTTAATGGCATTTTCTAACATTTCGATGCGGTTTTCAAGTTCTTTTACTTTTGGGGCTAGATTAGTCCCTTGGCGTTCTACATACATTACACAATCCATTTCGGTGCTGAGTTAATAGGCTTATCCCAAGTTGAATGACCTTCATCAAGTCCAAGGGCTAAGTAACGGAATGAGTCCGAGCCATGCGATGACCAATCATGTAATGGACGCTCATAGAAAATCTTACGCTTCTCATCGTAATCTCTGCGGTAGTTTCTCAGGCAATTCAGACCATTCTGTACTTGAGGAACATTGAACCAACATCTTGGCAACAACCTACGGACTGCTTGGATACCATCGTCTAAGCCCATTCTTGGCGCTATCTTGACCTCTAAGCCTGCTTCCTCAAGCATCTCTAGTCGGCTCTTTCCTGTGCCTAACTCTCTTACCCTGACATCGTGAGGCAAGATATGTTGAGCCTTGATGTAGTCGTTATCTCTTATCCACTTCACATAGTGGTCTAAGCCTACCCCATGGTTCTCGTAGTAGTCGATTAGGCGAACCTCAGTACCTACTAACTGAGCCACCCAGATAGATGTTGAGTCACCCATACCCAAGTCCCAAGCTGTAAAGGTTCTGCTTAGTTCCTCTTTGGGTATCTCTTGCATATGCTTCTTGTCTTCCAGTTCGTTTAGGATTTGCCCGTAATACGAACCTTCTACAGCAGCGTCAAAGCTACACTCGAACTCTTGGCGGTATTTATCCTCGCCCATCTCGTTCTTAGCGGCTTTCAGTTCTACCTCATCCACTACCCCTGTCTCAGAGGCTTTGAACTCCAATAAACCCCATCCATCCTCTTTCTCAGCCCTGTCTCGCAACTCTTTGAAGTGGTTGTGTCCCTTTGGTGTACCAATGAACAGACACCAACCTTTCCTGTCAGCTAGTGCAGGTCTAACGATGTCAGTCCATATCTTTGGGTTCTGGTCACCAATCTCGTCTAGGATAACCCCATCAAAGTACTGACCTCGGAGTGTCTCAGGGTTATCTGAGCCGTATAACTGAATACGCCTACCCCAGAAGTCAACTCGCAACTCAGTAATATTCTGTGAGCCGCCTAGAGGCTCTGCATACTTGACTAGGTAGTCCCATGCCACTCGCTTGGCTTGTCCGTATGTAGGGGCTATATAAGCGTATCTAGGGGCATCCTTTTGGTTGAGGACTGCATCCTTGATTAGATGGTTAATAGCTGAGACTGTTTTGCCCATACGCCTGTGGGCTACGACAACACCAAAGCGCTTACTGTCCATCAAGTCATGGATAGCAAGTTGTTGTTCTCTGGGTCTGTAGGCAATCTCGATTACTTCTGCCATTGGACACTTATCTGAATGTCTTTACCTTCTTCTCCAGTTACCTGAAGTGGTAAGACCTTACCTATAAGTCCCATGAAAGCCTGTGGATGGCTCTCGGCTTTCTCTACCAAGTAGTCAACACCACCTGATTTATCTAGTGCCTCTAAGATCATCTCTCTAAGGATTGAGTTACCCTTATCTAGACTTCCTTTAGGTCTTCCTGCACCATCTCGTGCGCCACCACGATGTGAAATTTTTGATTGTTTTTCAATCATGTTGTTTGACTCCTCTAGGGTTGGTCAAGGTTGCTTTACAAAAAATACTATGAGATAATTATAGTTCAATAAAGTCTACAAAGGTATATATGAAAGTTATTATAGACAAAGCAAGTCCAAGCGTTCTTAATATTGATCTTGATGAGGAGGCAATGAAGTTATCTAACGATGACTTGTCTATCCTACTTGAAGATGCAAAACGCAATATAGAGTCAATGCTTCTCAGTCTCTATGAGTCAGTCGAGTAGACCTTTGCTTCGTTGGTTAGCAAGGTATTTGTAGTAACGCTCGATCATTGGCTCATCTACTATTTGAGACACGCCTTCTTTGCGTTTTTCAAGTGCGCCAAGAATCATGTTCCTAATGTCGCCAGTTTTGCCAGCAAACTCATTGCCAAGCAAGCCAAATTTTTCAGCCAACAACACCTCGACTGGTAGGCTTTGTCCTAGCGTACCTTCGTATTGACCTGTAAAGTCTGTGTTGTAAGTTCTGTTAATTGATGGGCGTAGACTCATGCCTTCTGGTGTTGACATAATTACTGTATTGCCAACATAGCCTTTAGGTACGCCAACTAGAGCAGGGTCTGTCAATGCTGCGCTAACATCTTCAGCATTAAATCCAAATTTTTCTTGGTTTTCTTTTAGGTAAAACCTGTCTGTAATGGCTTTACGCAATTCACCTGCTGTTGAATCTACGCCCTCACCAGAATACATTTGTATCCTGCCTTCTTCAGACATGATGCCTTTAAAGTCTTTAAATGGATAGCTTACCTTTCGGTCTTCGCCTTTTCCTTTGGCTACTTTAAAGTTTCTAATGCTGTCGTCAAACTCTTTAAGAGATTCTTTTGATAGATTTGCTTTATCTGCAAAATTTAATAAAACTTCAACGGGCATGACAGAAAAGTTTTCTGAGCCAGAACCCATTGTTACCGGAAGATGCAATATCTCACCAGTTCCACCAGCCTCTAGGTTTTCCATCCTAGCCATCTTGTCTCTGTCACGAATACGCTTTGCAATACCCAAATTAGATGCGCCAGCAATACCTTGCTCAATGTGCGCTAAGTCTCTAGCGTAATCTTGACCGCCATGAGTAATGATTGGGCTAGACAATGCCTCGTCAGATACACCAAGAATTTTGTAGTTTCTGCTTGTGCTATCCCAAGGCATAATCATTACGCTTGAGCCTTGATAGTCTTCCAATTTAAGTGGTGTCTTATCTAGCAAACCACCCATAAACTCACGCTCAAACCTAGTTCCAACAGATGGGTCAGGCTTTAATGGTGTAGATTGACGATAAACATTACTTTGAGTTCCAGAACCCATAGCCTGAACCATCTCGGCAGGCAAACCACCACGCTCAAGAATCTGTGGCACTACTCTTTCAGCATAACGCTCACCTGCACGACCGGCAGCCATAGCCGCTTTATTTGCGCCTGATGGTACTGGTGCTAGTGTCATCAATGCGTCAGCAGTCTCAGGCTTTAGCAATGGCACATTGGCACGATTTACATTGGTCAATGCGTTTAGCAGACCAGCAGGGCTTTCAGCGTATGCGGCTCTCTCTACTGTCTTAGGGATTCCTGTGCTTTCAAGCAAATTACCCAGACCTTGAAGTTGCTGAGTACGCCTCTTATCCTTCATGTATCCAAGTAAACCTTGAATAACATCATTGGACAATCCAGTTAAAGGATTTGCATAAGGAGTAGCCCTTAACTCAGCCATTATTTCATCCTGCCCATTTTCTTAGCAGCTTCTGACATAGCAATGGCAATCGCTTGTTCACGGCTCTTAACGACCTTACCGCCTTTGCCAGAGTGCAGAGTACCTTCTTTGTACTCACCCATCACCTTGCCAACTTTTTTCTGACCAGCTTTTGTCATTTTCATGTTAGTCACCACTTCACCTTGTTAGCCCAGAAAGCCGCAGACATCTTGCCCTTGGCGATATTGTCAGCGTGACGAGCCTTAAATGCTTCGTTCCTTGCTGAACCATCAGGAGAACCTTTTACACCTTGTTGACCAAAACGAATCAGCTTCACATCCTCACCAGACTTCGCTAAAACAGCGTGAGACTTGGTTGGATGGTTAGGAGTTCTCTTAGGCTTGTTGTAGCCAGAAAACTGCTCTGAGCCTCGTTTAATCACTTCTTAGGCTTCTTTGCTTTGTTCTTGGCTGTGCGCTCACCACGCATAGGCATGGGCTTGGGTGCAGGTTTATTTTTGGCGGCTTTATCCAAATAAAGACCCATCATTTCAGCAGCTTGCATATTGGTAGTACCCAAGATTATTCTCCTTCAGACATTTCGTCTTCTGAATCTTTGCCCATTTCTGATTCTTCAGTAATCGGACCGCCTGCAATCCATGCCTCACAAGTTCTCTTGGAAGCACACTTAAAATCAAACACTTCGCAGTAACCTAAGTCACCGGCATCAATAACTTCCCAAGCATCCATCTCGGTGTCACCCATCTCTAAGCCTGTCTCGATACAAGACAGCATCTTAGGGGTTTGGATAAATGCGGAACAGTTACCGCAGCGAGACTTTTTAGCTTGTTCTGGTGAATTTCTCCATGTCTTAGAGACTTCACGCCAGTAACCCATGTTCGCCTCATTAGGATTCATCGGTCCATAGTTGGCTTTATCAATGGCTTTTTGACGATTTTCAAGATTGACAGCTACATCGCCAGTAGCAACAGGGCAAGATTCGCCATTCTTTTCTTGGCTTTGTATCTCAATTTCAATCTTTACGGATGGCTCAAGTAGTCCAGACATAACAGTCCTCAAGGAGTTTTAGCTATTTTCGCACAAAAAAAGAGGGCATACAAGCCCTCTAAAACCTTGGCAACCAAACTAGATTCTATCCAATTAACTTAGCCAATGTGTCGTTTAAAACTGACATCTCATCATGCTTATAAACCGACCAAATCCTAGCCTGTCCGTGAATCCCATTATGAGAACCTTGGTGGCAATCCTTACAAAGTGGGATACATAAGTACTGATGGTGTTGTTTTATGTGGTGGGCATCACTCGGTCCTGATTGACCACAAACACCACAAGGCATCTCTTTGATTCTTGCTAGGTGTAGTCTTTCTCGTTTTGTAAAAGTGTTATTCAATCTCCACCACCTTGTCGCCATGTGATCTTATGTAGTCTTTTGTTTTCTGAATGTATCTTTCAAATTCACTTCTTGAGATACTTCCTTGCTGTAGATCAGCAAATTGAATCAAGTCTCTACAGGCTTGGATAGTCTGTCCGTCTAATCCCATGTTGAGTGTCTCTTGGTAGCGAATAGCGGCTTTGTGGAGTCCTTCTTGGGCTTTCTCGCAGTAAGGCAAAACCTCTGGTCCTACCCCACCCTTGCCCATCATCTCACTTAGATTAAGAACATCGACTAGGACTCTCCAATCATGGATTGTTCCTTTACCCTTTGCCATAGCCTCCAAAGCGGAATACTCAAGCATCCTGAGTTTGTCCAGCTTGTCCCTCTGGGTTATCGCTGCACCCACTATTCCGTGTTGTATTGGGTCTATCAGATTCCAGACTTTGCGCTTCGTTCTTTTTCTCATTATCTCTGCCAAAGATGGCATCCCATCGGTTTGAGTATTCTTCATTGCTTACTTTGAAAGGTCTTGGTGAACTTCCTTTACCCATGTTTCATGTTCCTTACAAAAGTAGCAAAACTCTCAGCAGTACTTCCAAAGGCTTTCATCTTGTCAAACTCTCTAGCCACTTCCTCTAGGATTGCGTTTCTTTGAGAAGGTGAGACATAAATGTCAAAGTAATACGGCTGACCCAAATCCCTCAGTATCTGCTTACCAAGATTGCTTTTCTTTCAACATCGTTAAAGGCTTCGTCTTCCTCTTTAGTCCAATCAGGCTCATAGTTCAAGCCTAACTCTCTAGCGTTCTCTGCCTTCTTTTCTAATGCTTCGTCTTTAGTCATGCTTGTCCCCTTGCTCGGATGGCGGTCGCGCATTGCTTCATTGCGCTTCTAAATCCAAACCACCAATCATTTGTTTGAACAGCGCCTCCAATACGCTCCTCACACACCTTTGCACACGCCTCACGCTCTTTCGCTTGTGCGGCAGAAGCGACAAGGGCGGCAAAGCGTTCAAGTTCTGGTAGGTAGGGGTAGCCAAAAGCGCCAATTTCGTTTGACAATTTAGCCTCTCGTGCCATGCGAATAATGTCTTCTCTGTTCATGTTTTCACCTGTAGAGATTTAGGGATATAAATGCAAGCCCTGTCTTTGCTGTTCTTAACATTGACAGGATTAGGTAAAAAAAGCCTTTTGCAATTTAGACACTTTGCATCAGGCTCTTTTGGTTTGCAACCAAGAATCATACGGCTCTTAAGTCGTAGTCAACAGTTTTAGCGTGATCTGCTTCTGCTATCAGGTGGCTTGCCAACTTCATAGTGCCATCAATCTCAATCTGCATAAACTGCTCATCAGACAGCAAAGCAAAAACATCAGTACCTTCGTAGTGGATTGACTTTAGATTCTCTGCGTATGTGCCTTCCTCGTCCATTGAGTACTCTAAGACGCATTGCACAGTCAACTCACCAGCACCAGTTTTTGTTTCAAATTCAAAAGTTTTATCAAACATGACTTAATCCTTAAAAGTACCCTCACGAATTGTTTGGGCTGAGATGAGTATAGCAAACTAAACAAGATGTTTATTCTAGGTATTTTCCCTAATCACAAATTTATTCCGTTATTTGCTGCCCAAGAGTAAAGCCACTCTACAAATTCGCTTGCTTGCTCTTTGGTGAACTTACGGGTTTGGTAGCCTAACTGGACTATTCCAGAGCCATCAAGATTAGGAATAATCTTTCCTTGGAGGTTTTCTGTTTCACGCAAGTATTGGTCAACCAGTAAGCGCTTCCAATCCTCGGCAGACCACTTAGCACCCATGTGCTGTGCTTGTTTGGCAATGTCGCCAATCATGGCGTGATATTTTTCTTCCTGCTCTCTGGTTTTGCTGACCAGCTTGATCTCCATCGTTAGATGTTTACCAGAGTCCAAAGCCTTGGTTATCTTGTCCCAATGAAGACGAATACTAGTTTTCGCCTGTTCTGTGCTTGTCAGTTGGAGAATCATTCTTCCCTCACTAAAACTTCTACCTTGCCGACCTCTGCATAAACCTTAGTCACATGGAGGCTTGTTATCTGTGAATCATCCTTAAAAATAATTCCGTTTATGCCATCAATCACAGCTTTCGCAACATTGTCTAAATCTGGCTTTTTAGTGTGTTTTTCCTCGCCTGACAAACAAGCCTCTCTTTTGCGTTTTGAGTAGGATTGAGGTACGGAGAAGGAGATGTAAATAAAAACGCTCACAGAGCCTTCTAGGGTGCTTCCTGAGCCTTTTGCTTTGGTGGCAAGGAGGCGCACTTCATCTTCGTATGTTTTTGTTTTAACAGGGGTATAAGTTTGGATGTAGTTACCTCGTTTGGCAAACCTTGGTCTACCCTTGGCTACTGGCTCTCCGTAAATCGTAAACATTATTTGCATCATTCGAGTAACCCATCCTTAATTCTGTTCATGTGATTTCGTATGCGATCTCTAGCGCCTGCGCCATAGATTCTTTCTGCTCTCTCTAGCCGACCACGGACAAAATCTCTGTCTTTGGTTGTCTCCCAAGTACGATAGATTTCCCTAGCTTCTGCAATCTCTAGGGTTTGTCTATCGCTTGGGTTCTCTACATTTTTACGACTGCAAGTCACCAGTTAGTTCCAATGCTTTGTTTATCAGGTGTAGAGGAAAAGGTACGCCATCACGCACCTTATCCAGTAGTTTCATGGCTTCAAAATAGTTCATTCATCTGATGGCGTATAAATGCCAGTCCATTTTGTTGTTTGCTCTTTCATTAAGTCTGGGAGTAAGTTAAACAAAACTTTTGTTTGTTCAGGTGAGATTAAAAATTGAGTTTCACGACCACATTCAAAACACTCTTGTTTGATAACAAAGTAACCACAATCAGAAACATAAAATTCTGTTGGATATGAATCTTGTAATCGCATTTTTATTTCCTTAGTTCAGCTAATCTTGCTCGGATGTGTTCAGGCATAGGCGCTGCTTTTTTTCTGTCAGCATCAATCTTTGCTAATGCAGGGTCAATGGTCTGGACGGGTTTCATTTCAGGAATGTCAGCACCATCCCATCTCTGTTGATTAAGGTAAACCAATGGCGCAGGAATAAATGCACCACCATCTTTTAACCATTGTGCTGTTGTAGCCATCCATTGCAGATGTCTCACAATGATTTCCTTTTGTGTGAAGTAGTAAGAATCAGCCCACTTTTTCTTACAAGTAGCCTTCTCACCTTTTCTAAAACATTTAGGGTACGCATCCCAAAATTCATCAAAGCCTTCATGCGTCTTCTTCTTTTCTTCAGGTATCTCATTACCAAATAAGTCCATCATTCCATCTTCTCCTTATCTTCCTTAGTTTCCCTTTGGTGATTGTTTGAGCAAAGCAAAGCCTTACCGCATCAAAATGAGGTTTCGCCCTGCTTGTGGATAACTTCCCCTTCGGAGCCATGTCATCGCATCGCATTGAACAGACTTCTTAGACTTGCGTCCAAACCACTCGGCTCTATTCTTCGCCCACCGCCCCTGCTTTAGTTCGCTCGTGTAACAGGGTATCCCAAATGCAACCACCGACAGCACCGCATTGCATAGCCGCAAAAAGCAAAAAACCCTACAAATAACTCTGTGGTCTTGGCTCTTGGCGAGAGCAACAACAAACGATTGAATCAACTCAAAAGTACGCCAGTTGTCTGACAAGACCACACAGGAATCTATGGGGTTCTTAAGTTGATTCTTTCGTCTGATGCCACTCAGACGATTTGGATTATACACAGTCCAAAGAAATGTCAACAAGTTTTTTTCAAATAAATTGATTGTTTGTGATTTCTTTTACAGGAGGCTTGCCAAGCAAACGAGTAGCTTGTGCCTTCATCTGTGCATATTCTGACTTTGTAAATATGCCGTAAGTCTTAATTCCGCAGATGATCTTTACACCATTTTCTTGCTTTTCTATTTCATTCTCAGCCAAGGTGTACTGAGCAACCCAATGTCTACCAACTTTGACAAGCTCTGTTGTCAATCTACCATTTTTGCGTAGTGTCTTAGCAGTACATAAGACTGTTGCTTGTGGCATACCAGTAAGGTTTGCTACTTGGTGAGAGGTTAGAGGGCCGTTTTGCAAGGCTTTGATAACTAGGGCTTGGGTCATTGGTAGAGTTCCTGAATGTTGATTGGTCGGTTAATGTGGTTTTCTAGAGTCCTGGCAAGCAAAGCAACTACTGCTGCATTGAAGTCCTCTGGATCGTCCACATAGGCGTTGCACATGACAATTGCGTAATCAAGCAATGTTTCTGCGCATTTTTGTTCAATTTGTTCGATGTTCATGGTCAAGATAGTAGTGTTGTTTTTTTGCTTGTCTATTAGGGTTTATCCCTATTAAATAGTTGTAAAACCTGTGGCACATTAAAGGTGTTGGCTAACTCTCAGCTTGAAGTCCATCAAGCTAAAAAGTTGCAATGCTATCGAAACTTGTAGCCAATATTTACGCATAAGCGCATTTAGCAGGGACGAATTGCAAAAACGGACAACTTTGATAAACAGATAGGAGTAAATGATGCCGATACTTAATGGAAAGAAGGTCGTAGACCTAGAAGTAGATGGAGTAGATTCAAGAGATTATCCAGATTTCTCTGATGCCTACTTCTCTTATGGATGCTATGAAGATGGAACACCTTTGACAGACGATGAGTTAGATAAACTCACTATTCTGGCAGACGATGTTCTATGGGAAATGGCTTTTGATAGGTTGCACTAATGAAATCACTATTTCAGACCTATGTGGAGAACTTCGCAGACATCCAATACTGCGCATATTGTTTGGAAGCAAACAAAAAGTGTTGCGATGAAAACAACTATGTAATGTTCTCAGACCTAACAGTCGCTGAACAACAGAAAATCATCAATCAAGAGTTAGATAAATATCTTTAAGGAAAAATCATGGGCGTACATAAAAAGTTAATGACAGCACGAATGAGGCTTCAAGGCACAGAGCTTAAGAAGTCTGGTCACAATAAGTTTGCTGGATATCAATACTTTGAGCTGGGAGACTTCCTTCCACAGATCAATAAGATTTTCCATGAAGAGGGTTTGTGTGGCGTGGTTTCTTACACCAAAGACTACGCAGACTTGACCATTACAGATACAGAAGATGGAACTTGTCTTTCTATTTCGTCACCAATGGTAGAAGCCAACCTAAAGGGCGCTCACGCCATTCAAAATCTTGGCGCTGTAGAGACATACCAAAGAAGGTATCTCTGGATGACAGCAATGGAAATCGTAGAGCATGATGCCCTCGATTCTTCTGCTCCACTTAAAGATGAGAAACAAGCTCCTGTTATCACCCCAACTCAGGGTGCAATGGACAACATTCCTATTGAGGAATTAAGGTATCTTGATGAACTGGCAGTCGATCTGATTGCCATGTGTGAGCAAGGTGATCCCAAGGGTGCTTGGGTTAAGTTGGAATCAGAGAACCTAGATAGCGAACAAAAAGTAGCTCTCTGGACTTTGCTTCCCAGTAAAGTGCGTTCAGCGTTAAAGAAAGCGAAGGAAATCTAATGGAAAATAATCGACAGGCGAGAGATAATTCTGGTGTTCTGTTCAAGAACGACAAAAAAGAAACAGGAAACCATCCTGATTACAAAGGAAACATCACAGTCAATGGTCAAGACTATTGGTTGTCTGCATGGATCAAAGAGGGTAAGAGTGGTAAGTTCATGGGACTAGCCCTTTCACCTAAAGAACAACAAGCAAAGCCATCAGAGCGTTCTAAAGCAACGAACTTTGATGACTCTGATATGCCGTTTTAATAGTTTTTGAGGGAAAGCGGATGCCTTGCGACAATTCTGTCGGACGAACTTGGACGCAGCGAGTACCTCACCCATTTAACAGGAGTGAATGATGAATGATATTTTTGGCAACATGAAGCAGTCAATGGAGAGATTCTTTGGCACACCAGCATTTAAGTTGGTACGAAAAGAAGACCCTGTAACGAGTCAAGAAGCGGCTCAAGTAGTTGACACCACCAAGCTCGAAAGACTTGTCTATGAGGCTATAAAGGGCTTTCCTGAAGGTTGTATTTCAGATCAAGTCTTAGAGTTATTCCCGCAGTACCCATATTCCTCAATAACAGCAAGATACAA